ATGCTAGACAAATATGAACGCTGGATACACTTCTATACCGCCTCTCTAGTGACAGTACCTCTTGGTGGCCCAACTTTTGATATAAAAGAAGTATTCAAGCAAATCGAGAGCAAATTCAAAAAGAAAGAATGCTATAAATTAGTTGACCGGGCAACTGCCTGCATTAGAATCACTAAGATAAAGTTTAACTCAGACAATACATCCGTAGCGCTTTTGTTACAGTATTCAGATTCCAAAGCGTCAGATCCTTCCTTCGGCGATCTAGCTTCTGGAAAGCTACGTCAAGAACCTAAGCTTGCTGGAGAGGGTATAGCCGTATCAGCTCACATGCATATTAAATTAGTTCACCTCCCCAAAAAACCTCTGGAATTTTTGCTTTTATTAGAAGATGTACCAGGTATAGGCAAAACAAGAATTGTTCCTTTTTTTAACGGAATGATCAAAGAATTGATGACTAGAGACTATATAGATCCTATCGATGGAATAACCAAGCCATTCTTCCCTACTTTTGTGATGGAGCATCACGCATCGCAAAGCCTCAAGGATAATTTAGAATCGGGGCAACTTCGTTTCATAGAAATGAGCAAAAATGAAACCGTAACCAATATGGATGAAGAACCATATCTTGTCAGGGGAACAAGCAGCCTTAAAGTGAAGGTCGTTTCCAACCTTGATGGTGCTGACGCTGTAGGCGTTGTCAATCGTTTACGTCTGAAATATACCAAACAAGGTTACGATCATTTCAAAGTTATCTTCAAACACAAAGAAGGTAAACAGCGTACTGTAGATGTCAGCAGCGCCCGTCAAGACGCGGGGGAAGCACTTTTTGGTAAAGTTGAAATGATCACAATGACTACCCCTCTTCCTCAGTGTTCTGATACACTGAATAACGATGTACTTCGCGCAATGGCCAAACTTAAGTAACTGGAGGAACTATGCGTAGCTTAAAAAGACTTTTGACTCCTCTGTCTTATCTGCGCATAGATCGACAGGACAAATTATTCGATGAGATTGTGCTGCCGCTTTTCCTTCTCGCCGTCACTCTCGGCGTATTTTGGTTACTCGACTGGAAGCTAGTTATTTTTGGAGGTAGCGGGTTAGTGGCAGGTGTTGGTAGCTACTTGCAAGTCGTTACCGGATTCTATATTGCATCTTTAGCCGCAATTGCCACGTTCAACCAAAAAAATATGGACTTACGAATGGCGGGGGAAAGCCCCACTTTAACAGTCGAATGGATGGGTGTTAAAAGAGAAGAAAAACTGAGCCGCAGACGCTTCTTATGTTTTTTATTCGGCTATTTATCATTCTTATCAATATTCCTTTACTTTGGAGGCGTAGGAGCAAACTTACTCGCCCAGCCGCTATTAAGCTTCATCCCAAGCACTGCTGCATTCTGGATAAAATGGACTTTCGTTTCAATTTATTTATTTATTCTCTACAATTTAATATGCACAACTTTACTTGGCCTCTATTATATGACGGAACGAATCCACCGCCCAGAATCGGAGATTGCTCAAATTCAACCTACGCTTGAACAGCGGCATAATGCTGACAGTTTGGATAGCGATAAAGAACAAACAAACTCTGACGGCTGGTAACTTTCAGTTTGACCGACCCGGTGGACTAGTTACATGTTACCGCCCACAGTTGATCAAGCTTCGTGGTGTAATTCTGGCTCATCATATCCCGACGCATTTCCCAATGAGGATCCGCCGGCACACTGGCCGAACGTAGCGTACCTCTTCCCCACCGCTCATTGATCTGATCCAAAACCGTCATGACACGGCTAGCCGTAGCTGGTTGCGATGGTGCGAACAAGTCATCGGTGTACTCACCTGGTTGACAGAGCTCCAGCAACATGACCTCCGCCTTGCTGTATCTGAAGCCTGGTCGAAATATACGATCAAGCGCGTTTACCGCCTCTTGTGTGAGCAGCCGTACATCGTTGGTGGGATAAGGCATATCCACCACTGTACCGCTGGAGTACTTTGCTTCTTCTGGGTTGAACATACCTGTACGGATGCAGACGCGAACTTTCTTGCACAGCGAGTTCTGTGACTGCAGCTTTTCCGATGCCCACATCATGTAGGTGGCCACCGCTTCCTTGATCGGCTGCAGCTCAGTCAGCCGCTTACCAAACATACGGCTGCAGCAGATTTCTTGCTTTGGCGGATCGGGCTCGTCCAGCTCCAGACAAGGCGTCCCGCCCAGCTCCCTGGCCGTCTTCTCGATCACAACGCTGAACTTCTTGCGGAGCGTCCAAGGGTCGGCCTTAGCCAAGTCCATGGCCGACTTGATGCCCATCACACCCAGGTGGAGTTTCATCTTCCGGCCAACACCCCACACTTCCGCCACGTCCGTATTGCGCAATACCCAGTCCCGCTTAGCCGGGTCGGTGATATTTACTACCCCGCCAGTTTGTGACTGCAGGCGCTTTGCGGTGTGGTTTGCCAGCTTCGCCAGTGTCTTCGTATGAGCGATACCAACACCGACAGGAATGCCGGTGCAACGAAGTACCTGGGCGCGAATCTGTCGGCCTAATGCATCCAGCCCACCGATGCCAGTCAGATCGGCGAACGCCTCATCGATGCTGTACACCTCAACACCCGGCACCATCGCTTCGATCAGGCTCATCACACGGTCGCTCATGTCGCCGTACAGCGCATAGTTGGAGGAGAACGGCACAATGCCGTGCTGCTTGAGCTTGTGCTTGATCTGGAAATACGGCTCGCCCATCTTGATGAAAGGCTTAGCGTCGTAGCTTCGGGCGATGACACAGCCATCATTGTTACTCAGCACCACGATGGGCACCTTCGCTAAGTCCGGCCGGAACACCCGCTCGCAACTAGCATAAAAGCTGTTGCAGTCGATCAGCGCAATAGTCGGTTGCTGCTTAGACATGACTGCGCACTGTACTGGTGATCACGCCCCAGATTGACAGCTCATCCCCTTCGAGAACGTAACGCGCCGGGTATTTAGGGTTCTCCGATAGCAGAACCACCTCCCGGCCGCGCTTACACAGGCGCTTGCAGACCGGCTCATTGTTCAGCAACGCCACCACCACATGGCCGTGAACCGGCTCAATGGCACGATCCACCACCGCGAGGTCACCGTCGAAGATCCCAACTCCCTGCATGCTTTCACCGGTGATTGCTACCAAGTACACATGCGGTGCACGGATATTCAGGACCTCATCCAATGAGATGTGCTGCTCAATATGATCCGCTGCCGGCGATGGAAAACCGGCTGGGACCTGGAACGAACACATAGGCAGCTTCGCGCCTGCCTCAGCGATAGGACCTAGAATGGTGAAGCTCATGATGCGCCCTTTTTTACAAATACTGTACGAATGTACAGTTAACTTTGTAGGACGCTTGCGGTCAATTTTTCTGTAGGTGATTTCGACAGGCGGAAAGGTGCGTATGTGCGGACGATTCGTGCAGTACGAAGGGATGGCGATCTTCATTGAAGAGTTGAGCCCCCAGATAGAGCTGTTCAGCGGTTACGACGCTCAGCCTATTGATCGCTACAACGTCGCCCCGACGACACGGGTGCAGTTGCTACACGCCGCAGGTGATGGACTGCATATCGATGCAGTCAAATGGGGATGGGCGCCCTTCTGGGCCAAGGGCAAGCGCCCCGATCCGATCAACGCCCGCGTAGAGACGGTCACCACGGGAAAGTTCTTCAAGCAACTTTGGCCGAAAGGCCGAGCCATGGTGCCGAGTGAAGGGTGGTACGAGTGGGTCAAAGACCCTGACGATCCGAAGAGAAAGCAGCCCTACTTCATTCGCCTGAAGAGTCAGAAGCCCATGTTCTTTGGCGCGCTCGCCCAAGTTCATCCTGGCCTGGATCCCCACGACGGCGATGGGTTCGTGATCATCACCGCCGCCAGTGATCAAGGCATGGTGGACATCCACGACCGCAAGCCGTTGGTGCTGACACCGGAGCACGCCAGGGAATGGATCGAACCCGGCCTTACTCAAGGCCGGGCAGAGGAAATAGCGAAGGAGTGTTGTCAGCCAGTCGATGACTTTGAGTGGTTTCGGGTGGGCACCTCAGTAGGTAACGTTCGAAACCAAGGTGCTGGCGTGATTACCCCGATACTAGATTCAGAGCAAAGCTAGCGCACCTGAGTCATAAACAGAAGGCTCTGTGCGAGGATATCCAAAGCAAATCTAATGAGTACGCCCAACAGATTTATCCAATATTTTCTGGATATCTTTTTAGTAACCGATAGATAGCTAGTGGATATCCACTAGCTATCTATTGATAGTTACAAACCTACTCACTCAGAAAACTTACGTACTTACGTAATTAAGCAAACACGTAATTTACGCAACCTACGTAAGCTAAACCGAATGTGCAAACTTAACAGCTTAGAAACTTTCATTCCCATGGACACCTTGACAACGGCGGGCTGCGGCTTAGCGGCCGCCCTTCAGAAATAAACCTGAAGAGCATTGACAGCTAAGCCCATCTATATGTTTAATCTCCAAGCCATTTAAAGCCAACCGCAACCGACGCCAACTAACGCGCCGGACAGCTAAACTCAGCCTGGAGAATAGTATGATCATCGAACTTATAGAACGCGCCCTCACCTTAGCCATCGAAATCGTCAAACTAATTCAAATGCTGGTTCGAGATTAAAACAAGCCACCAAGAGCAGAAGGTATCCAATTCATGATTACAAGCTCACCGGTTACCTCTGCCTTGCCTTTCCGTTGATTGGCATTGCTGTAGCGAATGTCCAGGCATTCAAAATGAAAGCCCTCAAACACGCGCCGAATGTCCGGGTGATCGTTGATGCTAACCATGACCTTCCCTTTGCAGCGCCGCATGAAGTCAGCCATGCGTTCGTAATTCTCAAAGGGAAAATCCACGCCATAACCGGTCGTCTGCCAGTAGGGCGGATCCATGTAGTGGAAGGTATGGGGACGGTCATAGCGCTCGGCACACTCAAGCCAGCCCAGATTTTCAACATAGGTGCCGGACAACCGTTGCCAGGCTGCAGACAGGTTCTCCTCGATCCGAAGCAGGTTGATTGCAGGACCAGTCGTCGCAGTACCAAACGTCTGCCCCGTCACCTTGCCGGCAAAGGCATGGTGCTGCAGGTAGAAAAACCGAGCGGCGCGCTGAATGTCGGTGAGGGTTTCAGGGCGGGTCATCTTCTGCCACTCGAACACCTGCCGAGAACTGAGCGCCCATTTGAACTGGCGCACGAATTCTTCCAGGTGGTTCTGCACCACGCGGTACAGCGTCACCAGGTCACCGTTGATGTCATTGAGGACTTCAACCGGCGCGGCCTGGGGACGCATGAAGTAGAGCGCGGCGCCGCCGGCAAAGACTTCGACGTAGCATTCATGGGGTGGGAAAAGCGGGATAAGGCGGTCGGCCAGACGGCGTTTGCCGCCCATCCAAGGGATGATGGGTGTGGACATATAAAAGCAAGACCTTTGCTGTATGAATAAACAGTGCTAGGCTCGCTCCGCTTTGTGCACGAAGCAGGAGCCTTGGCTGGACTTGCAGGGACAATCTGCGGGGAAGGCGGCCGGGTTGGATGTTGACGCATCCTGCCCGGCCGCTCCTTTTACTTTGGTGTAGAAACTTCTTTTGCGTAGGCCTGACAGGCCCGCAAGGCGATTAATCCTTGGTCGCCGGCATCGGTGATGCCGATAATTCGTTGAGCATGCGCTGGGTCAAGTTGGGCTCTTGAGGAGCCATGAACCACGCGGCCGGCGACGGTGGTGGTTGGCACTGAACAGCCGCTGGTGGTTTCGGTGGCGGCGAGTACGACTGACAGCCGCAGATCAGCAGTAGCCAGGCGATCACGCAGGCGAGCCTGCTTCGTTTGCTCATCGGTCAATTCCTTGTGGTGGGTTTCATCTTTGTTCTGCAGGCGCCGCTCCAGTGCCAGGCGCTTGTCCTGCTCAGCGCGTTGCTGGCTGGCAGATGCCTGGGCCAGCTCGTTGAGGATGTCAGCCTGGAGGCGCGCTTGGCGCTCCAACTGCTGACCGTACCGCCAGCCTTGGACGGTCCAGGCCAATGCAGCAGATCCGCCGGCCAGTATCACCAACAGCAGGAAGACGGCAGCGATTCGGAACTGGACGGGGATCAGGTCGAGGAGACGCATAGCACCGCCCTCGCCCTGCCCCAGAGCTGCAGCCGATCCTCCAGGCCGTTGAGGCCACCATTGATCCTGCGGGTGATGGTGTTGAACTGCTCTTTGTCGGCCAGCAGGTTCAGCCCATTTACCCACCAGAACCAGGCCGCCGACTCTGCGGCCCATTGCGGCAGCTCCAACAGCTCCGGCGTGCGTAGCAAACGCTCATCACCAAATAGCGCCAGGCTGCAACGCAAGTAGTTGTTGTGGCCGGTGATCTGGATCAGCCCACGACCACGATAGCGCTGGCCATCGCCATCGGCCTCCGGGGTGTTGCCCAGCCTGGTAGCGAGAGTGCCGGTGTCATATTTACTGAGGTACTGATCACCCCCCAATTCGCGCACATATTGCAACTGGCCGGACTCATGCCCGACCTGAGCAAGGAAAGCCGCCTGGCGCTTCGGCGTATCGATCTGTCGATTTGCCATGGCTGCGTTTAGGGCAGATACAAAAACGCCCGCTTGGCGGCGGGCGTTGGGCATGATGCGTTGGAGTTGCTGCTCGGTGATGGACATCGCGTTTTCCCAGACAAAAAAAGACCGCTCGAAGGCGGTGGGTGATGAAACAGAAAGGCCAGGTCACAGCTCCAGAACTTTGACCTCCTTGGACTTTTTCGCTTTCTTGCCGACTGCCTTTGCTTTTCCCTTCTTCCCTGCATTGCACTCGACCGATGTGCTCCAGCCAGACTGGGTGAACACTTGTTCCACCGAGTCCACCAGAAACACGCCGTCGAGGCCTTCCTTGAAGCCTTGCGCGTTAATCTGCCGTTCCGCGAACAGGTCCGTACGCCCGACCATCTCCAGCCGGACCTCGGCGGTTGAGCGGTTGAACGCTGCAAGGCGCGCCTTGGCTGCCTGCTCGGCGGCGGACTTGTTCGGATGGATGTGCCGGTCGGTATGCACGGGCGGCAATCCCGCCGGCGCGTCGTCGTTGTCCAGGGTCAGGTTGACCAGCTCGCCTGTTTTCTTATCCTGATACTTGGCCTTAACGGCCTTCTGCGTGGTGCGGTCAGTGAACCGGAATTGCCAGCGGCTGACATCACTACGCCGGATGATGGTCGCCGCCAGGGATTTGCCGCTGGCTGTTTGCCCGCTTTGGCGAGGAAGGACCAACAACTTGCTGTCGGCGACCTTCGCGGTGCAGTCATGGTCTTTGGCGAGTCGGGTGATGAAGTTGAAGTCTGATTCATTCAACTGATCAGCCCGAGGCACTATTGTTGCCACTGAACACTCCGGCGCCCAACCATTGCGAGCGCCGATGTCGCTGACGATCCGGGACAGCGGGACGTTTTCCCAACTGCCACTACGGGTGGTTTTGCCACTGCCGCGCATGTCGCTGGCCTTGCCACGGATGACCAGGGTATCGGGTGGGCCAGAGACCTCGATGTCGTCGACGGTGTAACGGCCCAGGCGGGCCAGTGCGTTGGTGCCGTAGCCGAGGTATATCTCGATACCGGCACCGCGTTTGGGAAATGTGACGGCGCCGTCACGGTCGTCGATGCGCAGCTCGAACTCGTCCGACTCCATGCCGGGCTTGTCTAGGGTGCGGAGCAACAGCAGGCGGTCGTTGATAAGGGCCGTAATGTCGGCACCATCAGCAACAATTCTAAAGACCGGCGTCAAATGACACCTCCAAAAACGCCAAAGCCCCACAAGAGCGGGGCTTTGACCAGAAAGTAAAAGTTAACGTGCGGCGTTTGCTCGCTGGCAAAAGCTACGAACATTGGTCACATTACTACCGGTATCACAGTACTCAAGCGCGGCCTCCAAACCGAACTTGCGGAAGGAAATATCGCGAGGCAGGTTTCCAGCATCCCAAAACGTCCACTTCGACCAATCGATGCTCTGAAGGTCTTTCCAGTTGTACGTCAGGAAAATACCGTTTGAGTAAGTGGTCGGGCCACCAGGTGTAGAAACGGGAATTTGAGCCTGAACGATTACAACTGGCACCCCTTCAGGGCGGGTCTCATGAATGGCATTCAGTGCATTTTGTGTTGATATCAGCACACGCTTGGTCCAGCCCTCACCATCGTGGCTATCCCGTGGGCGGTAAACGATAGTTAGGGCACCACCGCCACCCTTGACCTCTACAAGTTCACGATCAGCCCGTTTGATCCGATGCTCCAACAAGATTGAGGCCCTCTGTGCATCGGTGGCACCTTCTGGATAGCTTGGCTCGCTTGGCCCTCTGTCACTGATGTCCTTATACGCAGCAGCCACTAAGCCAATAGCTGCGACACCGAGAAAGATTTTCGTCGTGGTTTTCAATCCCTTGCTCCATTTGAGGATGATGGCGCATTTTAACGATCCCCCTCAATCCCACAACTGCACCTGCTCGACCATCGGTTCTGCCACATCGGGAAAGCTGATCAACAAACCAGCCCGAAACGGCTGACGCTCATCCGCCAACAGCCGATTGGCCGCCAGCACCGCCTCGACCGTACCGTTCAGGTGCCCGTACTGCTGGTAACACAGGGTATCCAGCAAGTCGCCATCAGACGTTCTGCATATCGTCGCCATAGCGCGTGAACTCCAGATTAAAGGTTTGCTTACGCGGGATCCCGCCGGCCAGCAAGGCGCCCTGCTCTTCCTCCAGGCTGCGCAAGCACCAGGTACCCAGCACGAAGCCATAGCCAGTGGTCAGGTTCAGCGGCAGCAGCTTGGCCCCAATGGTGCGCAGGGTATCCAGTTGCTTGAGCCCGCCCTTGAAGGTGGGAAAAATTGCGCCCTTGAGGCTCAACTTTTCCTCCCCCATACCCACGCCCTGCTGCGCCGGCCGGCGACTTAGGCGCTCTTGCGAGGCCCAGCGAAACTCTGTCTGCCGGCGCAGTTCGTCGAAGGCTGCGGTGTCCAGGTTGAAGTAGAACGGCTGGGCATTGGTTTGCAGCGGCTGCAGGATCAGCAAATGCGGAAACGGTTTGACCGCTTCCGCCATGGGTGTAGCGTTAGGCGCCAAGGCGCTGGTAGGTATGATGTTCGCCAGACGGGGATCAACCTTGCCGGCGATCTGGTTGATCGCCGTCCCGGCACGGTATGCCTGCTCCTTGAGGGTTTCCATGCGCTCATCCAGGCCCGACATCGTTCGCGTGCCCTTGTTATAGGTAGCGAGGACGGTGCCGACCTTGGACTGCGCGGCGCCGATCCCGCGCATGACTCGCTGCAGCTTTTCACCAACACCCGGCGGCACACCAGGAAGACTGGCAAGCTCTTCAGCGGCGCCAGTGATTTCGCTGATCGCACCGTTCACCGGCCCGATCATGTCGTCGATGCTGCGCCGGCCCGCCTCCCCTGCCTGGACCAGGGATTTGAAGCCTGACTGCAATTGTTCCATGTAGGCCATGGCGGCTCCTTAAACGTGAGGGGCATCGAACAGGTTTCGCCGGGTTTGCTCCCGACTGAAGTCATCAAACATCTGCCGCATGTGCGGCATCAGTTCCTGGGCCAGTTGGCGCGGATCTTTGACATCACCCTGCACGGTCACCTGTGTGGATGGGGAAAACGTCCACTGCTGATCGATACGCGGCGGGTCCGTTTTCGCGACCGCAGCAGCACTGAGTACTGCAGGTGCGGCGGCAGCAACTGGTGCGACTGCCAACGAGCGCGAGACATCCCCCAGCGCAGGGCCAGGTGCAGAGGGCGCCTTGAGCATCAACGGGCCGGACGACAACGAGGGCGCCATCTGGCCGAGACGCGGCATGGGCACTGCACTGGGCGGTGGCAGGCGCAACGGTGATGGTTGCGCCGGCAGAGCCAAAGGTTCATCCGGGCCGCCGAACGCCGCTTTACCCACAGCACTACCCAACTCACCACCACCCCAACTCCCCAGAAAACCGCCAATCAGACCGCCGACTACGGTGCCAATCACCGGCACCACCGAACCAATCGCAGCTCCCGCGGCTGCACCGGCAAGCGTGCCGGCCAAGGTGCCAGCAGCATTGCCGTAGCCTTCGGCCTTTTCGTCGCGGGTTTCAGCGTTCTGGTAGGTATCGGCGGCAATCAGCCCGGCCTCGATCAACGCAAAGGGCGCGGCGCCTTTGGCGAAGCCCAGCCCTTTGCCCATCATGACCTTGGGATCAAAGCGACTCGCTGCTGCTCCGATGGCTGAAGCCGGCCCAGCACTGGGGTTGCGGCCACCCCGGCCGCGCTTACCCTTCCCTCGACCGCGCTTCCCTTCACGTCCGTCAATTCCCCCACCGCCTGCGCCTGACGGGTTGGTGACAAATACCCGCTGGATCACGTTGGGGTTGCCCATCAACGAGCCACGCCCAACGTTGAGCAATCCCTTACCGATCTTGATCGCGTTGATCGCAGCGCCCAGACCGATAACGCCTGCAGCCAACACCGTCGCACCGCTGATCACTGTCGGAAACTTCCCAGCCAGCTCACCCAATCCATAAGCCACCTTCGCCAGCCCATCCGCCGCCAGATCCGTCAGCGGCCGCACCGCGTCCCCGATCCGGGTCATCGACGACTCAATACCTGCCGTCGCCGCTGACCACTTGCGATTCGACGTCTCCCGCGCCTTGGCCGCGTCCGCCTCGATCTTGGCCTTGCCATCGGTCTCCTTGATGGTCGCCATATCAGCCTTGATCTTGTCGCCGTATTTGATCTGCGCGAGCAAACCGGCACTGGCGCTCTGATCGCTGACAATGTTCGCCAGCCCCGCCGCCTCAGTCAGCGCAATCATGGCCTGCTCTTCCTCGGCACTGCCATCTGCCGAGGCCTTGATCTTGGCCTTGAGCGCCTCGATTTTCTTGGCCTTGGCCGGGTCCTGTTTCTTGATCAGTTGCTCACTGAGCATGATAAAAGCATCGACCGGGTTGGCCGCCTTGCCGCTTTTGGTCGCAGCGAGGATCGAGCTGGTCAGGTCGTAGCCTTCCTTGGCGAACCGTTCCTGGCTGGTGCTGCTGATTACCGCGTTAAGCAGGTTGTTCATGTTGGTGGCCGCCGCCGCCGAATCCTGCGTTTGCGAGAACTGCGACTGCAGGCTGGCACCAAGGAAGCGCACCGCCTCCGGGCCTTCCATGCCCAGACGTTTGATGTTGCCGAGCATGGCCGGCAGGTACTTGGCCATGTCCTTGGGACCGAATGCACCGATATCACCGGCCGCCGCCACCTGGCCCAGCATGGCGCCCATGTCGGCCTGTTTGACCCCGGCCTCCTTGAAGGAGTTGATCAAGGTGGCGATGGTTTCGGGCTCCATGCCCTGGCCGTCGATCAAGTCGGCGATCTGCCCGGCGTAGCTGGTGGCGACATCCCACTCCACACCCTTTTCGATCAGCGCCCCGACCGACCGTGCGAGCAGTTGCTGGCTCATGCCCTTGTCTGCCGCGACCTTGCTGATGCTGGCTGCCAGTTCGGCCTCATCGCCAGTGCCGGCGGTGTGTGCCCACAACGACATCTGACGGATCTGCGCTTGGTAGTCGCCGGAGACCTTGGTCGGAATCGCCAACGTCGCGGTCAGTGCCGCCGCCTGGCCGAGAGAGCTTTTCATGCCCTCCTTGCCCTGCTGGATCTGCGTGTGGCCCAGCGCCTTGAGTTCAGCACCCCGCGCTATCTGCCCGAGGGCCTGATATTCCTTGCGCAGTTTGCCGACCTCAATGCCCTGTTCCTTCAGGGTCTTGAGGTTGGATTCGAGCTTTTGCAGCAGCCCAGCGGCCGAGGCCGAGCCGGTGTCATGGGCTTTTTTCCATTCGTCCCGCAGGCGCACCGTGTCGCCGATGGTGCTCTGCAGGACGCGGGCCTTGGTACCTTGCTCGCTGAGTTTCTTGATGCGGCCTTCGACATCCTTGAAGGCGGCGCCGACCGTGGAGCTGACGGCGCCGCCGATGACCAGGTCGAGCGCCAGGTTGTTTGCCATGATTGCACTCCAGGCTGGGATGCAGGGCTCAGTCCATGAGCCACCAGATCATCGTGGAAAAGGGCATGGTCTCGATTTCATTGGCGGCAAACGAATACTGCGTCGCCAAGCGTTTCGCGACCTGCTTTTGCAGGGCCGGGTTAAATCCCGTCGTCCTGCACCAGGCGAAAGTAGGCGGCTTGCAGCCGCTGGTAGTCTGTCAGCTTGAGCCCCTCCAGATCCTTGATGCCGGACTCGGACAGAGAAGCAAACAGATGCATTTCACGCACTTCGTCATCGCCGCCTGCAGTTGCATTGGCCGCCCGTACCTCACGCACAGTGGGTGAGCGCAGCGTCAATCGGTCGATGACTACGCCGTTGATCTCACTGGGACGGGACAAGGTGACTGTCGCGCTATCGGGATTGACAACGAGCCAGGACGGCAATTTTTTGAGAGCTGTCATGTGAACACTTTCCTTACATACCCAGGTCACGGCGAACGCTGGCGAGTTGATCGACACCGTTGATGACACGGACGCAACCCAGCGGGTCGATCTCGTACATCAAGCGGCCTCCTACTTCGAGCTTGTAGTAGCTGACGCTCAGGGCGTACTTGAATTCGGAAGCGTCACCCGGCTTCCACTCGCCCAAATCCAGCTCCGAGAGCATGCCGCGCATGGAGGCAACCACCGCGACCGTGGTGCCCTTCTGTGCTTTGTACGAGCCCCGGAAAACTGCGTTGAAGGCGGTCTGATCGGCAAGGCCAAAAAATTTCAGGGCCTCACGTCGCACGCCCTTGGTACTGAAGGACGCTTCCATTTTCTCCATGCCCTGATCCATATCGATGCCGACATCCATACCGCCAGCGCGATATTCATCAGTCTTGATCTTGAGCTTGGGCAGGGACAACGTGGGCACGTCGCCGTGGAAGTTGACGCCATCGACAAACAGGTTCGTCAGGTACAGGGTTTGCGGAATCATAGCCATTGCGGGGTCTCCTTAGCCGTTGGTGTCGAGGACTTCGGTCAGCCACTGGTTGGTGACCTCAACCCGGAAGTTGGGGTTTTCTGCTGGTGGTACATCGGTGAAACGAATGTTCCAGTACACCTTGCCCTGCTCCAGTTGGCTGGCCGTGTTCAGCTCCGAGTCGGCGAACACCTCGAAGTTGATAATCGCTCCCTGGTTCTTCAGGTCGCGCATGAAGTTCTGCAGCCCGGCGGTGACGTCGCCGACGTAGGTCTTGGTGATCGAGCGGTCGACTGCCCATTTGTGGCCGTACAGGATCGCGTCCATGACGATATCCATGGTGCGGACGCGGGTGACAAACGCCCACTTGGGATCGCTGGAGCAGGTGCGGTTGCCCCACAAACGAAAGCCGTCATCGCGGATGATGGTGGTGATGTTCGCGTTGTTGAGCAGATTGGCCCGGCAGGTTTCGTCACCGTCGAGAAACTCGACCGGACGCTTGGTGCCGGTGATACCGACGAACTCCTTGTTCGACGGCGAGGCCCAGAAGCCGTACTCCGCATCGGTCCAGGCGAACAAGCCAGCGGTCCAGGCAGACGCCGGACTGTCGATGGTGGCATCAGTGACCGTGCTCCAGATCTGCACACCCGGATCCACCAGGTACACGCGCTTGCTGCCGAAGTTCTCAACGAAGGCAATGGCCGCTTCGTCGGTGGTGTTGGGTCCGTCAATAATCGCCACGGCCCGCAGTTTGCCGGCCAGGGCATCCATGGCCGTGGCGACCGCCTGTGTCGAGGAATGACCGGGCGCGATCAGCAGACGCGGTTGCGAGTTGAACTTGCTCTTGCCGTCGAGCAGCGCCTGTAGGCCGGTACGCTCGCCGTTTGCCAGGACCCCGCCGATGACGGCCGATGTCTGTTGCGCGGGGTCGGCGGTCAACGCCACGCCGACAGCGACGATAACGGCCCTGGCTCGCGTGAACACGGCTTTGGCTGATTGGGTGATGGCCGAGTCTGGGCCAAAGGCCGCGATGGCTTCACGCTCGCTGGTCAGCAGGACCAACTGGTTGGGCCGCGCCAGTGCCGGGGCGCCTGGGGTGAAGGTGTCGCAAAGGCCGATGATGGACGACGACGGCACCGTAATCGGTCGCGATCCGGTGTCGACGTTGGTGACGGTGACGCCGTGAAAAAATCCTGCTGCACTCATTGTGCGGTCTCCAGAAACGACGAAGCCCCGCGTATGCGAGGCTTCGGGGGTTAAACAAAAATTGCTTGTTAACGTAAGTACGTACCGCTCTTACTCGATTTGATCCGCGAGCCAACCCGGTGGAGTCGGGCGCAGCTCGGGGCTTGGGAAACCATCTACCGTCGGCCAATCCCTCAAGGACTGCCTGTACCCCAGCAGTTCGGAAAACTGCACAGCCGTAATCATGGTTTCCTGGCCCATATCCACTTCGTCACGGTGGCGGGTCACTATCCACTCACTGGCGGATATCACCCTGTCTCTCCAGCGCCGCTCTGTTTCGGCCTGCTCCTCACTGGTTGGGGGCAAGGCCGGTGCTGCGACCGGTATCCCGTCTTCATCTGGAACAACTCGGCCACCTTCCTCCCGGACTCGTAACATCCGCTCGTATACTTCGTTTGACACCTCAAGCACATCATCAGGCATCGAACATTCATCGCTGCCAAGCTCGCCACTGATATCAGACCGATAAAAGGCAGTCACTGAAGGACTGAAGTAAAATTTCATGCATTACCTCCCTATTGCGAGTACGCGAAAACGACCTTCGGGAGAGAAGTTCCCGCCAGCACTGATCACGAAACGATCTTTGGTGACGTCACCTACGACGAGGCCACTGTTGTTCGCGTACCCCCCGGCTGTGCCGCTATGAAGGGCGGGGAAAACACCGAAGCATTCGTTTGGAAACGACACAGGAAAATAACGGTGGTCAGCCGCACCCAGGCTTTCTGTTACATCAAACACCTGTTGTATCCAGCCGTTCGGAAGTCGCAAGATTCCCGTGCCATTTGAACTCGAAACAGTCGCGTTTGAAGACGTCCATAACGGATCGCTTGAAGCCCAACGAATCGGGTTAGCTCCCGCTGGGGCCGACCGAACAGACGCTGAACCGGCGCTGCCGAAGATGCATACCGCAGGCTTTGTCTCGTCGTGTCGCAACCAAGACGCCCCATCCCAGTAACAGTTCTGAGCGATACAGGACTCTAAAGGGGATGTCAGAAACGCATAGGTTCCGCCATGAATATCAATGCTTTCGCCTGGCAGCGGGTTGTGATTGCGAATTGCATCAAGAATCCCATAAGAGGCCAGAGAATTTCCCTTGTTAGCCTTGGCATCCAGCTTGTAATCAATATCCACGATGCGGTACGAGTCCATAATGCCGTAACCAGCTAACGTCGTGGCCTTGTTGGCCTTGCCGGCCAACGCATTGGTCATAGTGGTAGCAAAGTTCGGGTCGTTCCCCAAAGCCTTTGCCAGCTCGTTCAGCGTGTCCAATGCCCCTGGCGATGAATCGACCAATGCGGCCAGGGCGGCAGCAACATAGGCAGTGTTGGCGGCTTGGAGCGAGTTTGTTCCCGGCGCAGCTGTGGGCACCGTGGGAATGCCAGTTAAGGCAGGGCTAGCTAAGTTGGCCTTACTCGCTAGCGCGTTGGTGACAGTGGTCGCGTAGGTATTGATGGCCCCCCAGACGAACGCAGCGTTTGCCAGTTCGCCGTAATTGCTCCCCGGAGCGGCTGTAGGCGCTGTGGGAGCACCCGTGAAATTAGGGCTCGCCAAGTTCGCTTTCATCGCGGGATCAAAGTTCCCATCGTGGAAAACGGTTCGCCACGCGTAAGAACCATTCGGCAAAACTCGCCGAAAAGAAAGAGTATCCATACCGCCCGCCACATCACCGGCAATATCGAACGCGGCATTTGCCCCCGGATATTTAATCCGCAGAAACACCCCCCAACCGGAGGATGGCGGCTTATCTGTAGTCTCGCTTATGTAGGTTCCAAAGGTTGTTTTGGCTAAATCAGCAATAGCCCCCGAAATTCCATATTGCGGGGTTGAGCTGATCGCATCCTCAATGCCATGACCTGCTAGTGTTGTGGGGTTGCTGCCCGACACCACTATGCCCCGCGCATTGATCGTAACTCGCTGATAAGTACCCGGCACTTTGTCCGCCGGCAGCACATCACCAATCGAGCGATCCACATACTCCCGTGTTGCCAGCACAATCGCCGGATCAATCTTCAGCACCACATTGGTGATGCTGGAAATAATGAAGTTCATCCGCACAATCTGCGTGCGACCGGAGCCCTGAGACAACATCGGCTTGAAGCTAGGCGCGCAGTTGGCGACCGCAACCAGATCGCCATCCGCGTCATATAGGCCGATCTCCCGCACCCACCAACCACCGACGTCGGCCGGGATCACTTGCTCGGCAATCAGCACCGAGGGGTTGAGCGGATCGACCATCAACTGATTCAGCGGTGCCCGGCGACGTTCGTTGATCAGCTTGGTCTGTAGCCGATCCGGGATTGGATCAGTGCCGTGGGCATCACCAACGCCCATCTGGGAAATGTTCCAGGGAATACCCAACGCATCCGCGTTGGCCTGTTTCGCCTCCCCCACCTTGGTGAGGATGGCGAAGAATTGCGAGTTAAGGTCAATCATGGGTACACGTCCAGGGTGTCGATGGTGTGCTCACGCCCTGCCGCGCCGATGTAGCCGGTGACCTCAATGTCACGCTGCATCGGTGGGTAGACGTTGATTTCATCGCCTTCATAGAGGGCGACGCCAATGTTTAAAGCGCCTCGGGTTTCCAAACTGATCGCCAGGCCAGTCAGGGGACGGCTGACCGGTTTGGCATCATCAATAAGCCGCTCCAGCTCCAGATAGGCCTCTTCGGTGATGCCCGTATCCAGCACGCCGACCTTCAATGCGAAGGTGCCGGGGACGCCTTCAGGCACCGTCTGCCACCACTCCAGCACCTCGATCAGGTAACCCAGCGGCTCCACCACCCGCCGCAGTGCGCCGATGGTGCCCTTATGGGCATGCACGTAGAACGACGAGCGGATGGCCGAGCGCTTGACCGCTTCGGTCCAGCGGGTGTCCCAGCGGTCGACAGACCAGTTCCAGGCCAACCAAGGCAGCAGGTGCGTCGGGCAAGTGTCAGGGTTGTACAAGGCGCGTAACGGGATCTCGGTTTTCTCAGCCATCGCGGCCTCGATGGCGCGCTCAAACTGCGTGCTGCTCAGGGGTAACCAACCGCTCATGTCAGCCTCCAAGCACCACGGTGAACCCGGTGCAGTAAGCGGCCTGGTACTTGCTCGGCTTCAGGTCAACCCAGTTTTTCAGCTCAACCCGGCCGACACCGCCGATATGCAACTGGGCGTCGATACCGGAGCGGGCGACTTCCAGTGCCAGACGTTTACGGGGATTGATCCAGGCGGCGAGGCGCTTATCAGCTTCAGCCCGGATCGCTTCGTTTTCCGGGCCGGCGCCGATCATGTGCAGCACCGCATCGATCCGGTACTCCAAAATCTCGGCGCTCTGCACCGTGAGGCGGTCGCCCACCGGGCGGATGTCATCGTCGCTAAGTTTGCTGTGCACCTGATCGAGCAGCACCTGATCGGCCTGGCCGCTGCCGGTCAGACTGAGCACCGTCACGACCACCTGCGCCGGAGCTGGGCTTTCTGCTGTGGCGTCGGCCACCAGCGCCGAGGCGTTGCGCGCATGGAAGATGTAGCTGTTACGGGGGCCAGCGGTGGTCAGTCCCTCATAGACCAGTTGGATCCGCTCGCGCAGGGCATCGTCAGACTCCCTGACTTCCTCCACGGGCGGCACGGCCAGCAGGTTGGCCGGCTGAATCACCAGCCGCTGCAACTTGACGTTGGCCGCCAGTTGGTCGAGATCCTCCTTTTCGGCATAGGCCAGCAACAACGCCTTGGCCGCATCGTTGACCCGTGCGCGGTTTTGCATCTTGCCGTAGGCGAACAGCTCCAGCAGCTTGACCACCGGATCGCTCTCCAGCGCCGCCGACCAGTTGTCGCCCATGTACTCGCGAAACGTCGCGAGCGCTTCGTCATACAGCGCCTCATAGTCCAGCGACTCCAGCACCTGCGGCGCCGGCAGTGCCGATAAATCCACCGTGCTCATGCCGACACCTCCAGCAGTTGCCGTTCGCCCAAATATTCGCCGGTCAGCTTGAAGTCGATACGGCCGCCAACGACGGCGACGACCTGTACCTGTTCCAGTTTTAGCCGTGGCTCCCACCGCTGCAGCGAACGGGCGACCTCGGCCTGTACCGCACTCTTCCAGCCTTCGTTCACCGGCAGGTCAACAAAGCGCCGTAGCAGGCTGCCGTACTCAGGCCGCATCCGCCGACTGCCCACGGGCGTGGCGAGAATGTCCCCGATGGACTGCCGGAGATGGTCGAGCCCGGACAGCGGTTGGCCGGTGCGGCGATCCATTCCGATCATCGGGGCTACTCCGCTTGTTTGAATTCGCTGTGCTGGGAAAGAAAGCCGAGCAACGTGTCGTCGCTGGCAGTGATACGGCCTTTGGCAACGCTGGCTGCACGACCGTCGGGCAGGATCAACGTGCGCGAGGTATAGACCTGATCGAGGAATACGACCCCACCAGCGGCCAACACGCCCGATGGAGGCGGTTCGACGACTGTAGGCAAGTCATCAGCCTTGTTCTTGCTCATAAATGGAAACTCCAAAAACGAAGAAGCCCGCACGCGGCGGGCTATGGATAACGGGAAGGTCAGTGTTTGTGGTTGGGCGTGTTGCCGCCCACATCGATCACTTTGCCGGCGGTGCTGATGTCGCCGGTCGCGTGTAATGTGCCGTCGATGCTCACCGCGCCCACCAGGTTGATTTGACCGGCCACCAACCGCGCACTGTCCGGCGTCATTTCCAGCACCGAACCGCCGACCTTGATGGTGACGGTGCCGGCCGGCAGGTCGATGGTGTAGCTGTTGGCCTGCCAGTCGTAGACCAGGGAGCCGCCATCCTCGAAACGCCAGACCTCGACATGATCGCGGTTGTCTGGCTGGGCACCAGCATTGCCGTACAGGCCAGGAATGAAGGTGCCCATCGCTGGCTCGCCACTGGGGCTCAACAGCACGCCCTGCTCTTTCAGGCTCGGCGCCCTCCAATGGCGTGCGTTGCCTGCGGCCTGAGAGTGCCAGCGCACCCAGGCGCTGACCCAATCGCCAGAGCGCACCCGCACCATGCCGGTGGACAAGTCGACCGCTTCCACCACGCAGGGCATGAGCATGGAGGCGATCATGCGGTCATGCTGGGCGACGGGGTAGCTCATTGCAGATCCTCTGGGGCGATGTACTTGCCTTCATTGCCGGCGCCAGTATCTTCATTGAAGCCAATCCGCAAGCTACCTGGCGGCTCATCCGGCCACGGCCATTCCTCTGTGCCCAGGCAGATGGTTTGCTCCCACTCCACCAACCACACGAAATAGCCGTCCAGTTCAGGTTTGGTCCAGTCCTGGGTAGAGCGTACAAACTCGGCGCAATCGACCTCCAGGCCCCAGCACTGCCCCCGCAGCAACACGGCCAACTGCGAGGCTAGTTGCACCGCCTGGCGTTGCGGGTCGAGGCTGATCGAGTCGACGACGATCCGCGCCTCGAACTTGCAAACCAGAGACGTTTCCCCGGTGCCGATATCCTGGCCGGGCTCCATCTCGGCCAGTTCCAGCAACGCCACGGGCGTGGGCATGGTGGTGTCTGCCGACAAGTCCGGCCAGAACGTGGCGCCCTGGATCCCCGGCAAATGCTCCTGCAGGTGTTGCTCGATGGCCTCATACAACTGATCGAGGCTGAATGGCTGATCAGACACGGGCGGTCCCCTTCAGATACTTCTGCAGTTCAAAGTTGAGTTCCTGCTTGAGGATCTCCAGCAAACGTTCGTCGGCACGTTTGATCCAGCTGTCGAAGTGCGGGCGCACCTGGTCCAGCGAAACCTTGGCCTTAGCCAGGGGGAAGCGGTTATCGCTTTCCTCGACAAAGCCCGAGCGGCGCCGGCCCTGTGAACTCTCGGGATAATCCGTGCTGTTGAAGTGTTTGCTGGAGGTGCGGATCCAGATATCAGGGCTGTTGCCGTACACCTGCTTGAGGAACGCACCCTGGTATCGCCGCCCCGCCACCGATACCCCGGCGCGGGTTTGTCGCGCCCGGCCAATGCGGCTGGCCTCGATGGCGTTGACCCCAAACCACAACTTGCCACGCAGGGTCCCGCCGCTCACCGGGTAGGCCCGCAAGCGTTGCCGGACGGCGCCGATGGCGATCCGCTCCTGCTTGCCCACAGCCCTCGCGATGTGCGTGCGCAACCAGCCCAACGTCTTGTTGATAGCCCGACGCTGGGCCGCTACGGCCGCTTTCGGCACCAACTGCCCGAACTCGCGCAACGCCTGAGAATGCACCGCTGACGGCTGGATGTGGAGCATCCCGCTGTTGCGCGTCTGATGTACGTAGCTGCCGACGCTCATGCACGCTTCCTCAATATCAGAGCTACCAGGCCATTGCCGTTGGGCTCCAGTTGCAGCAGGTCGTAGTCACCACCACCGTCCAAGGCCGGCACATCGACCGTGACCCGCAGGCCTTTGCTCAGGCCGTCCGAGTCCTTCACGCGAATCTCAAAGCGAGGCTCGCGGATGGCGGTCTGGACCTTGCCGAACGCCGGTTGCTTCCACGGTGCCGAGAACATGCCCAAAACCGGCTCGGCGCGACCTTCGATCAAGGCGCTGTCGCCCAGGGTGTCGAAGATCACGTCGTCGATGTCGTCGATCAGATCGCGGAAGGCCATGGTCAGAGTTCCAGCAGGATCTGCGCCCGTGGCCGCGTGCAAAGGTGCAGCGGGTTGGACTGAGCCTCACCGGCCACGCCCTTATTGAAGGGCAGCGGTTCGATCTTGCTGTAGTACGGGATGCCCTGGGTGTTGACCGTTTCCATGTAGTCGGCCGGCGCAAAACACGAGATGTACAGTTCGGGTACGCCCTCGGGGATCAGCAGGGCCTTGTCGTCGTGGACGAACGATACGCCGGCAATCTTGCCGCGATAGCGCTCCCAGACGATCCCGCCAAACTCGAAGCTTTCACGGGCATCACCACGCAAGGCGGCGGCCTGTTGGCTATTGAGGTAAGTCTCTTTGACCGAACGGTGGACGATCAATTTGTTCCAGTAGTTCTTGCCGCAAAAAGCGCGGGAGCCGGTGCTGGTGATGCTGCCCAGGGCGTCCTCTTGCATATCCAAGGCTTCGCCGCATTTGACCCGCAGCTCAGTGTCAGGACTGTTCAGGCCCATCGACAGCTTCTGGCGGTTCACACCGAAGGTCTTGTAGATGTCCAACAGGATCGTCTTGCCATCGGCATCCAGCACCTGGCCATTCAAGGCGCCCATGCGCTGGAATTCGTGAGTAGCATCCAACTGTCGCCGGGCTTTACCCAGCCGCTTGTTGACCACGTCCTGCACCGCCTGCAACTCACTACGGGTACCAAAGGCACGGATGCCCTGGATTTCATCCGCCTTGATGGTGAATCGCTCGGGCAGATGCACGGTGTTGAACGGGATCATCTGACGCCGGGACCCGGCGACCACCAGGCCCGACGTGCCACGCTCACCGGCTGGCACCAGGGCCAGGGTCTCGCCGTCCTTCTCGATCTGCACGGTCAGGGTGCTGATGCCCTCTTCGCGGAACAGACCCAAGCTACTGATGCGACCGGGCAGGTATTCCTGATCATTGATTGCAGCGGTCAACGAGGAGACGCTGAACACATCGTCTTCAAAAATGGCAATCTCGGCCATGGGGTACTCTCCAGAAATGAAAAATCCCGCACTCGGCGGGATGAATAAATGGGGATCGCCTTAGCGGACGATCACGAAATTGGCGGCCAAGGCCTTTTCACCTGCGGGATCGAGGCCAGTTAAGTGGGCTTCGCTGACCTCGGCCAGCCGCACCACAGCACGACCACGACGAGGAACATCCGACTCGCCCAGCGGCCCCCAGAGGATCGCGACAGCGTTTTCGGTGCCGTCTTCGGCGGTTGGGGTATACGGCGCGAACTCGCCCGAGAGCGTCACCAGGCCAAGGATCTGGCCGGGCTGTAGCGCTGGCCCTGCCGCGACGTTGATCGCTTCACGGGAAATGTTGCCGGCGCCTTCGGACAGCAGGAACTCGCCTGCGTGCATCGATTCGGTTTTCATGCTCTTGCTCCTTTCGAGGTTCCGTTCTGCGCCGCCTGACGGGATGCCCAGATCGCTTGGGGGTCGGCCTGTTTGGCCTTGATTGTGGGTGCTGGGTCATCATCCAGCGGCAGGCTGTTGTCGATTTCAAAGCCGCCACCTTTGCCCACCAGCTTGTCGAACAGACGCGCCCGGACAGCGGCTTCGTCCAAACCGGCACTGATGAATCCGCCGGTCAGCTCTGGCAGGCGTGCTGCCACACAGAGGCTATGCAGCGCCTTCGCTTTGGTCAGCGCTGCCTGGATCACGGCCTCGCTTTCAAGCTTGGTCGTAGCGAGCAACGGTTCCACCAGGTTGCTGATGCCCGCTGCTGCACAACCCTGCGTCACCATCAGCGCCAGCTTGGCCGCATCCAGTACAGGGGCCGGTGGGTCGACCGGCTCCGTTGGCTCCGTCTCCGGCTCGTCATCAAACTGGGCGAGCAGCTCGGCGGGGGCGTTCTGGAAACGCTGCAGCACGCTGCCCTGGCCGAGACAGGCTTGAACCTTGAGCCCGTCGCCCACCTCATCGGCCAGCCCCAGCGCCACCGCTTCATTGGCGGTGAGCCAGGTTTCCGCGTGGACCATGCGCCGCAGCTCTACTTCGTCGATGTCCGGCGCCTTGGACTTGTAAGCCGCGATGATCGCCTCCAAGGTCTGGTCCAACACATCAGCGACCCGGCGGAAGTCTTCAGCATCACCGCCGCTGAAGGTGTAGGGGTTGTGGATCATCAACATGGCGTTGGCCGCGATCACCACCCGGTGTGCGCCACAGACCGCGACACTGGCCGCGCTGGCTGCCAGGGCATCAATGCGGCCGGTGCAGCGCTCGCCCAGGCGCGACAGCGCGTTGTGGATCGCCAGACCGTCGAACAGATCGCCGCCGATGCTGTTGAACGCCACGATGATCGGTGAAGTACCGTCATCCATGGCGCGCAGATCCTGCACGAACTGATTGGCCGTAACGCCCCACGCGCCGATCTCGCCGTATACGAAGATCTCGATGCTGCGTTGCTCCGCTTCGCCGCTGGCCTGGAGGGTGTACCAACTCTTGTCCGCGACCTTTACCGGCTTGCCAGCCTTGTCATAAATGCGCGGGATCGCTTTTTTGCTCATGGTTGTTCCTTGTCATCAATCGGCTCGATGGCATCAAGCGTGGTGTAGTTGAGGCCAAGGTCATTGGCCCTGGCGAGGTCAGCGGCGTTTTCTGCGTCGATGGTTTCCGCGTCGTAGCCGTTGCGCAGGCACATCTCGCTGCGTGAACCGAAGCCGGCCTGCACTTCCATCCGCCGAGCCTGTACGTCCTGCACCGGCTGGATGTAAGCCCAGCCCTGCGGCACCCAGCGCGTACGCAGGTATTCACGCCGACGTTGCGCGTAATCCTCCAGCACCAGAGCACCAGACAGCACCGCCATGTCCATCCAGGCAGCCCGCACCGGGCGGCATAACTGATGCACGTACACGCCGAATTGCAGTTGCTCCAGGCGCCGCCGAAACTCGTTGAGCACCACCCGCAGCGCCCGGTCGTTGACCTCGCGCATGTCGCCCGTGAGGATCTCGTAGGGCGTGCCCGAACCCGCCGCCGCAGCCATCAGCTGCTGTCGCATAAAGTCCGGGTAGTTGTTACCGGCGTCTGGTGGTTTGGAGAACTCCACCTCTTCGCCTGGCCCCAGTTCCTGCATGGTGCCGGGCTCCAGGGCGACCATCGGCGTGAAGCCATCGCGGTCCAGATTCAGCAGTTGGCCGGTGGTGGGATCTCGTGGCTGTTGCGTGGCTTCCGGCGCCGGCCTGCTGATAAAGCCCGCGAACAGGTTGGCGACCTCCTGCCTGAACAACACCGCGTCATCGTAATTATCCAGGCTGCGCAGGCGTTTCAGGACCGGCGCCAAGCGAGGCACGCCGCGCAACTGGCCCGGCTCCACCGGCTCGAAGATGTGCAGCACCTGGGTGGCCCGCACGCGCACCAACTGGTTGTAACCGCTGTTCAACGACGACGAATCGCGAGGGTGTGAGCGGTACATCCAGTACGCCACGCGCTTGCCCGCCGGGGTGAACTCGATCCCGGCGCGGATGATGTTGCCGTTTTTAGTAGTCTCAAATTTGTCGTGCGGGACGAACTCCGGGGCCAGGGCTTGCAGTTGCAACGGTACCGCCAGCCCTTCGTCCATACTGCGTGGCCGCAGCCGGACAAAACATTCACCGGCCGTTTCCACGGTGCGCGCCACCAGGGCCTGCATGCCGTAGAAGTCGGTCAGCTCGTCGGCGTCTGCCTCATCTACCCAGTCATCCCACAGTTGCTGCTTTACCTTGCGTAGCGCGGCATCGTCGGTGGTCGGCCTGGGCGTAATGCCCGTGCCGATCAGGTTGCTGACACGTTTGTCTATGACGTTGAACGCATACGGATCATTGCGCACCGCTGCCCTTGAACGCGCCCGCAGGTTTCGCAGGGCCGGGGTGTTGATGCTGTTGATGCCGTTGTCGCTGGCTTCCCAACTGGCCGAACGGCGGCCCTCCCCGGCGCCTTCGTAACTGGCCTTGATGTTCGACGGCAACAAGAATCCACTGCGCGAGAGCGTCGGAAAATGTCGGGCCATTAGATCCCCTTGCCTCCGTGAGTGAGCCGGATCACGCGAGAACGTGGTCCGGCAGAATCGGTCAGCGACGTGCGGATCTGGTCGCGGGCCTTGAGTAGTTCGTCGATGGAGCGGTATTCCACCGTGCGGTCGCTGTAGCGCACGGTCTTTTCACCGCGTGCAATGGCGCGCTCGATGGCTTCGAGGTGCTTTGGGGTAAACGACATTTGCGTGTTCCTTAATAACTACAAGCAATAGAGCAAAGTTCTAAAAACTCTCAAAAACTGTAAAACTTCACAGTTACAAAAACAACAAATCTAAAATAGTATTTATTTAAATCAGCCCCAACCACCAAAACATAATGATCAACTTAAAATATAGAGGCTTTTTAAAATGACATACGTCGTAACCCAAAACTGCATAAAATGCAAACACACAGACTGCGTTGCGGTTTGCCCGGTAGACTGCTTCTATGAAGGCCCCAACTTCTTAGCCATTAATCCCGACGAATGTATTGATTGTGCGGCTTGCGAGGTTGAATGCCCCGAGGATGCCATTTACGCAGAAGAAGACGTTCCAGCAAACCAGCGAGGCTTCATAGAACTAAATGCCAAACTTTGTAGAACCTGGCCATCAATAGTTCAACAAAAGTCGCCTCTTCCAGAGGCCGCAGAGTGGAGCAATCGCGAGGACAAATTAAAATATTTAATTTACTAATTGTTTTATCACCGCCTTTTGAGATAACCACTAGTTGAGCTACGACGTGTGGCACGTACAGTGCTTTGTGATTGTGTGACCAAAACTACTGAGTGCGGCTGCTGTACAGCGGTTGAAGTTTGTTCTTTTTCGTGGTGCCCCTGAACAGGCGGAGCCGTATAGCCCTCGTCAAACAAACCGGACTGCGCCAGCGCCTGCCGAACCCGCTCCCAGTCATGTTCCTGGTAGCGGTTGATCCCCAGGTAATGGGCCATCGCCAGGCAGTACACCATCAGGTCGAGCGCTTCGTTGCGCTCGGCTTTGCCCTTGACCCACTCGATACGCTTGTAGCCTTTGACGTATCGGGCCACCTTGCGCTCGGCAACGCACTGGGCAAAGAACTCGTCGGGCAGGTCGTTGGCAAAGTGCAGCGCACCAGGGCCGTCCTCGAACGGGTAGCGGTTGTAGATCCAGTCTTTGGCCGTGTCAGTGCCGACAAACCACAGCTCGACGCCGTTGCGTTCGGTCTGGCCCTTCCACGTCACATCCTGCATCGAAGGGCGTTGAGCGATAACCGGCTTGCCGGGCTTGCTCGCGCCCTTGATGGCGAAGATGTTGCGCCAGCGCCGTGCACGGCAGAACTGATAAACCTCATCCGTGTGGTGACCACCGGAGTCGACTGCCGTCGCCAGGATCGCCAGCCCAACACCACAAGGGTGTCGGTATCGAACCTTGAGTTTTTCGTCCAATACCGCCCAGGTGCGCTCATCCGCAGGGTCGCCCCAGATCACCTGGTGGTCGACCACCCAACGCTCCATGCCGACGCCGAAGCCCATCACCATCAGCTCCAGGCGGTTGGCCTGGACGTCGACGGCGCCGGTCAGCATCAGCACGCCCACCGGCATGCTGCCGAGGGTGTAGGTCTCCAGCCGCGCCCGAGCGACCAGCACCTCGGCCTTGGTTTGCTCTTGCGCGCTGTCCCAGACCTTGGCGAGGCGGGTGTTGTAAAACACCTGCATCAGGCCCATGTCGCCCTTGGCTTGAGCCTTCTTGGCGTCTTCAAACTCCTCGGCCAGTGACGGCCAGTCCTTCCAGCCAATCGGCGAGTACAGCGCGTTAAGGTGAAAGCCCACCGTCTTACCGTCGCCGCTACCATGGGCGCGCCACTCGCCACGGGCGAGCATGTCAGTCTTGTGGTGTTCTTCGATCAGCACGTCACATTCAGGCGCGGCGCACTGGTAGTGAACCGCGCTGTAGTCCTTGCTGTAGAGCAGCCGCTCCCACTCCAGCACCTGCATATGCCCGCAGGTGGGACATGGCACGTAGTAGTAACGCTGGTCACTGGACTCGAACAAGTCCGAGATCCGCGAAGCGCCCTTGATCGTGGGCGAGCTGGAGAAGTAGATCTTCGCATTGCGGCCGAAGTTGGTCGCCCGCGTTTCCGCCAGAACGATGGGGTCACCTTCCTGGCCGACATCGTTTTCCCAGCGGTCGACCTCATCGCCGTAGATGTAGCGTGCCGACAGTTCCGACAGGTTCGCCGCAGAGCCCGCGGTGGTGACGTACAGGGCACCGCCCTCGAACTCCTTGGTGTCCATGGTGTTGCGGGCATCCCGCGAGCGGCTGGCCGCTACACGCTTCGCCAGCTCTGGAGTTGCCTTGATGGTCTTGCTGATCCGCCCGGAAACACGCTTCGACAGACCCAGGCTGGGCAACAGCGCCAGGATGTTGGACGGCGCCATATGGATCAGGCCGCCCATCCAGTTCAGCGCGATCTGCGTTTTCATCAACTGCGAAGCCACCATGGTGACCACACGCCGGCACGGGTGGGCCGGCGACAGGCAGCGCATGGGCTCGCGAGCGTACGGCGTACGTTCTGTCCGATACTGGCCGGGCTCAGGCGCACCAGTGTCTCGCGGGATGCGCATGTACTCGTCAGCCCACTCGTCGATCCAGAGATCTGGGTCGGGTCGTAGCCCACGGAAATACGCCTCACGGTACGCACGGTCACCGTCAGGAAATTCCGTGGTCATAGGTCAGCTCGTTGTCATCGCTCGTTCAAGGTCGGAGGAAGACATGCGCTCAGCCTCTTCCAGTGATTTACGGAGTGTCGCCGCCAGGTGTTTCTCGATGTCCCAAGGGTCGGTCATGGCTGCCAGCTTGTGGGACAGCTGGGGCAGCAGGCCGAACAGTTGGTCGCGCAGATGGCGCCCCGCGTTGTAGGCGCCCAGCTCGACAGCATCCCTGGCGACCAGCGAGCCCTGTGCCTTGTGCAGCTCGATCTCGGCCAGTTGCGCCAGGTTGTGTTCGCGCATGGCGCGAGCCTTCTGGAAGTCGTGGCCCTTGGCGGTGATGGGCTGCTGCGGCGCAGCCGTGTTAGTCGGCTCGACCTGGGGGGACAGTTGACTGTAAACATCACGCTGGATCCGGTCCTGTTGGTGTCGAGCCGCGACGGCGGCCTTGCTGGGGTCGGCGGTTTCGAGGATCAGTGCTTCGGTTGCCAGCACGTCCACCTGTTTGCCATCTGGCGACAGCACCAGGCGATTGTTGCCTTTGAGCCAGGTGATGTAACTCGGCGTCCTGCCGATGCGAGCCGCGAAAGCGCTTTTAGACAGGAACAGTAGATCCGTCATAAGCCCTCCTTTTCAACGGCTTTTCAATGGAAACCTTTCAATTTCAATGGATTGAATTTCAGTAAGCTGGCAACCCATCCGCTAACGCTTTCCCGCGGGTTTCATGCCCCGTGCCCCTCGAATATCGCCAGGGTCCCCGGCGACTTTTCTGCGCCACATTTTGGTGCGTATCGATGGAGGCCACGTGTTCCGTAGCCTCCAGCGCATCACCCTTGACCGCCCCCCGAGGGCGGCACATCGCACACGCCCAACCGCTTGGCGGCCCAGCGTTCGTACAGGCCGATGGCGACATCGGCGCCGGCCATCGCGGTGAGGCAGCCGATGCTCCCCGCCGCCAGGACCGACATACCCGAGGCGTGCAACAACATCACGGTGGAAACCCCGCAGACCACGCAGGCCCCGGAGCGAAGCAGCAAGCGGCGAACCAAAGACCAACCGCTCACCCCCGCCTTGTCGGCCCGCCATGCCTCGCCGGAAATCCCGCCGACCAGGGACAGTACGATCACCATCCAGATCGGCATCTCAATAAGCGCTTGCTGCTCGTTTGTCATTGCCCTACCCCATAAACGCAAAAACCCGGCGCGAGGGCCGGGTTTGGTGTGTTGGTGAGTGCCGCTGCTTGCGGTCGCACCTATCGAAGATGGGTACTTTTTACAGGTGGATTTTACTGGCAGCAAGCAGGTTTTAATGCCATGGCGCAATACGGGTGCAATACGGGTATGACGCAGGTGCAACGGAGGGACAACGCATTCAATCGGCTATCGCTTCTGGTGCCCCGTCTTACCTGTCCTACTATTCTGACTCGAAGTAGGACAGCTACAGGCGCCTAAAAACGGGGCTCTGCCCTACTGTCCTACCTTATTTACTTTTTCCTTGTGTATAGAGAGAAATCTAAAAGCACGCATGCGCGCCATGGGCGCGACTACGTGCCCGCTACGCTCATGTGTGCGCGGGGTGGGTGAAGGTTGGACAGTAGGACAGGCTAACAACGGCACGGCCTGCGGCTGTCCTACCGCACGAATTAGCAGTAGGACAAGGCCGGACAGTAGGACAGACGCAGACGGAGTGACGGCAAGGTTCATGCAGCCTTCCCCATCAGCATTCCCTGAATGAAGACGTGAGCGTCATGCAGACGTATGTAGTACGTGCGCGAGCTGCAGGCACAGTGCAACAACTTCTGCGACAGGAAGCTTTGGTGATTGCAGTAGTGCTCCCAAACGACCAAGGCAAGCCGAGGCGGTAAGTGCTTGCGAACAATTAACTCAATATCGGCCGACTCATCCAACAAGATCCGGCTCCCGCGAGTGCCGCGTATCAGCTCGCCCTTACACTCCATCAGCATGGCGATCATGTTGCCGCCACTCGGCCCGCCACAATCTTCCGGCACAGGCGAATGCAGATCCTGCGCCCAGAGTTTGAGCATCTCGTCGATTCGCTTAATCAAAACAAGGCTCCTCTTCCACCGTCTGCTGCAATGCAGCCCCACGCCCCCAGGTCGGTGGCTTCTGATAGGCCCACTGCCGCACACCGCTTTTTGCCAACGCCGGCATGCGCTTCTTCCGCCAACCCAAGCGGTGCATGATCGCGCCGACTCGCATTTGCTCGGGCTTACCCCAATGGCCGAAGTCCAGCTTTAGGGCCTGGGTCAGGATCTCGTTGCCGGTGGCGGTTTCGCCGATCTGCGACTCTTCCATCCAGGTCAGGATCGGCCCTTCCCACTCATCCACCACAAAACGTTCGTCCTGGGCTTCGCTGAACATCTTGGTTTCGTCCTTGGTTACCCACCAGATATCGCCAGCTTCGTAGCAAAACAGCGCCTCGGCCCATAGCTGGTCGCGGATCTCGCGCAGCTTTTCCAGATCGACCTTGTTGCAGTACACCGGCCAGTAACGGCGGTTGCCGGTGGCGTCCTTGAGGTATTCCTCTTGGTTGGTGGTGCCCACGAACACACACTGACGTGGCACGTCATTCGTTCTGCGGCCATAGCTCTCGCGGTAGGTGTCGGTGGAGGCCGAGAAAAACTGCTTGGCCTTGGTGCTTTCTGCCTTGTTGAAGCTATCCAGTTCCCCCAGCTCGACGAGCCACTTACCGCGGATCGCTTGGAAGCTGTCCTTGTCACCGAGGGCAAAGGGCGTGTCCATGAACCACTCGCCACCGAGAACGCCCATGGCCGTGGACTTACCGGCGCCCTGCCCTCCTTCGAGGATCATCACCGAGTCGGCCTTGCAGCCAGGACGCATCACCCGTGCGACCGCCGAGATAGGCCATCGCTTACCGACCTTGGCCGAGTATTCCGTGGCCTGGACGCCCAGCACATCAGTCAGCCAGGTTTCCAGGCGCGGGACGCGATCCCATTCAAGCTTGCGCAAGTACTCGCGCACCGGATGGAAGGAATGGTCATGGGCAACGACGCTCACCGCCTCGATCACATGGGATGCTTTGACCCGCAGGTTGTATTGCTGCGCAAGCCACTTCATCACCCGCATGTCATCGATGTCCGCCCAATCGCCGGCACCGCCTCCAAAGGGCGCAGACCGCAGCTTCACGATCTTGGAACTGAACACGCTGTAACCGATAACACCGGCCCAGCGCTCATCATTGCCCAGGATCAGCTCGACGTTTTGCATGTGCGCGATCAGCGAACCGTTTTCGGTGCGCGCAAGCTGATCCTTCCAACCACCTGCTGCAGGAGGCTTGACCACCGCCAGCACCTGGCGGCGGACCGCCTCCAATCCCTCGGCAATGTGCAGGTCGTTGAAGTCAGTCCACTTGATCTCGCGCTCGATGGAAAATACCGGTGCGACCACTTGGCCGCCGACAATCAGCGCGGCGTTATTGGCCTTCTCTTCACCTGGGTTCCAGGGCTCGCCGTTCGGGCGTTTGGTTTGCCAGTCATCATCGCGGCAGATGATCAGCGGACAACCGGGAAAACGCTCGCGCATGGCCTTGGAAACTGGCAGCAAGTTGCCGGCATCAAAGGCAATGGCGACGGTCAGCGACGTCGCCATGTGCAGGCTGGCGCCCGTGGCGTACCCCTCACAGACCAGCACAGGCTCACCCGGCTCAGGATGGGGGCCTATCAAATGGAAGGCACCCTCTTTTGACATACCAGGTGGCCAGTATTGTTTATCCCGACCAGTGTCTTCTTGCTTGGCCGGGAAGATCACCTGCAGACCGACGATCTGATCCCGCACGTTGCACATAGGCACCAGAAATGCGCCAGTACGTGGCGCATAGCGAACCTTGAAACCAACGATATGCTTTCGGTCGAGATAGTCGCTCTTGCCCTTCTCTGGCATGCGTTTGAACAGACCAGCCGCACGATTGGCTGCACGGCGTGAGGCATTGGCCTTGACCTCGGCGGCCTTGCGCTTGGCCTCTTCCTGCCGAGCGCGCATAACTTCGCGCTCTTCAGGGCTGATACGACCGGCCTTGACCTTGATTTTTTGGGTGTCGCCGGAGCGCCAGTCACCGAAACTGCCGAAGATCAGTGTCTCGCCTTTATCCGTACGATGTTCGTAGGCCACATACCAGCCGTTCTTTTCCTTGCCTTTGTCCTGCGACGTCTTGCAACGGGTCAGCTTGCCGTACACCAAGGGCTGTTCGGGCTCCAGACCATAATCTGAAAACTGCGCGATAACCTCGTTGAGTACCTCATCGAGCATGGCGAGCCCTCCGCACTTCGTCGATGCTTTCGCACGTTACGCACTGTGTGCAACCTGGGCTCGCAATACGACGCGCCAACGGGATAGGCTCATCGCATCCCTCACAGAACATAAACGAATGCGAAGCTGTGGCGGGTTTGCTTGCCCTACGTGCAGCAAGGGCTCGATCCAGTCGCTCTTGCACCAGGTCATTGGCAAAATCGGCGATGTCAGCCATGGTCAGCACCCCGCGTGATTTGGTTCACGTATGCGGCGCGGTTGACCATCCCCAGCAGCCCCTGAATACCGCGAAACACCTGCAGGCGAATTTCGGCCAGCTCGGAATCACTGACGACCCCATCACCAATGCTCTTGGCCCAGGTATCAGCCAGATCTGCCACCTGCCGGAAGTAGCCAGCAATACCTGTGGTCAGGGTTTCCGGCATATCGCTGGTGTACGCCTCGGCCAGCTCCTGCCAGGTCGTGTCGCCGACCAGGGCATGCACCGCATCAAGAATGCGCCGGTCCTTAGTCAGCTCCAGGATCTCGCCAAATTCTTGGACGTTGACCGTGTGGGTGGGATGGGTGGGAGACAACTTGTGTTGCAAAGTGGTGGGGTTGCGGCCGGTAGTGGCGGCGATTGCAGCGGCACCGCCGGGATAGTCCCGTGCGGCGTGGTACAGCGCTAATTCGAGCGTCAGGACTTCCCTGTGTGCTCGATCAACGCAACTCAGAGCAATTCGGCTCATGGCATTAATCCTAATAAGTTGCCAGTGCCGCGCGGCGTGCAGTGGTGATACATTTGCCGCGTGGCTTGAAAGGGCCCAAACGCCGGCCAGATCTTAGGGATCGAAACCGGCACCGTGCCGAGGCGAGCAATCCGTTGCTCACCTCTGGCGCAACAGCTGCCTAATCTGTGGTGGAAAAGGCAGCAACCCAAGGCATCCGTGCCTTGAAAGCGCGGTAAAGGGAGGTGGTTTAGCATGTGGTGTGCCCGCCTACCTTTATCGCGACCCGACAGCACTGTGGTGGTGTGTGCCGGGAGGAACTGGGCGGCCCTTGGGCCGCCTTTTTTCTATCTACGCTGCAGCTTTCTGCGGGGCCGACGCGTTGAGCAACCAGGCGGCATCAAACGAGTTGCCCTTTTGCTGCGCTGCGGTCGCTAACAGTTCTGCGTAGCGCGTTTCACCGGTGTAATCGGTGCGAGGAAGGCTTGCGGCCAAGCGCCATTTATTGAGCGCCTGATAGCTCCTTTCACACACCTTGGCGGCGGCACCGATACCGCCTACTGCTTCAAATGCGAACGCAATGGCGCTCGGAAATTCTGCGGGGTCCAACATGGCAACCTCCATTTATCAACTCGCGGTTGATATTAACATCAACTGACTATTGCGCAACCCCTGTGAGAGTATCAACTCATGGTTGATAAGAATGAGTTACGGGCAGCTTTCACGGCGCGCCTTCACGAAGCACTCGACGATGCCGGTGTACGCACCCGGGGACGTGGTGCGGACATTCATAGGCATTTGGTGAAGGTTGGGGCTGAAAAAAAGCCGCAGGCTATCAGCAAGTGGCTGAATGGCGACGCTGTGCCTGGGCCGGACAGCATGACTGTGCTTTGCTCGTGGTTGAAGGTGAGGCAGGAATGGTTGCAGTACGGAGTGCTGCCTAAAAATCCAAATGGGGACAGCAATGTCCATCAGATCGGCGCAGGCAGTGACAGCAATGTCCGAGAGATAACTCGTCGGTTTGGAAAAGTCCCATTGATATCTTGGGTGCAGGCCGGTGCTTGGTGTGAGTCAAATTTTGAGTTGCATGACGGAGAGTCATGGCTGTCTTGCCCTGTACCTATCAGTGAGAGTGGTTATGCGCTGAAGGTACTTGGTGACTCCATGACGAACCCCGGCCCAGGTCGCAGCTACCCCACCGGATGCATCATATTTGTTGATCCAGAAGCCGAAACGAAAACCGGCGACCGGGTTATTGCGAGAGTTCCACGAACCAACGAGGCAACATTTAAAATACTAGTAGAAGATGCGGGCAGGCAATTTTTGAGACCTATTAATCCGCAATACCCAATCATTGATATTACGGAGGAAACTCATATTTGTGGAAAGGTAGTAGGCTCTTTTATACCTGAATAACCCTACCCAAATACTGACTTTTGCAGTAAGACACTCTTATCATAAAAATTGGTGTAAGGACTTATTTCTTTCACCAACGAATCAGCAAGATCATTACACTCTATAAAAAGCCAAGCCAATGCCTCAAGCTTGTTTTCACTATCAAAAACCTTCCGTGTCATATCGGGCGTATTCATATTCTCCCGATGAGACTTATTATCCAATAAATATTGAAGACGACTACGAAGAATCTCAACGAGGCCCAACTGGAGATAGCTTGGAACCGACAACTGGGATCGCATATCATAAGCTATAGACAATACATCAAAGCTATTTATATTTTTTATCGACTCCTGACTAGGCCCAGTAGCGTCAGACTGCAGAGTCTTCATCAATCGAATAACACGCTTAAGATTTCCATTTACAGCGGCATCAGCATCGTTAATTGTTTTTCGGTTCAAGAAAGGAAAATTCTTAAACAGTGAACCTTCATGCTTATTGTAAATTTTTACAGCTTTATAATGCTCCAGCCTTGTTGTTTGATAGTCAATAGTATGAAACCACGCTGCTGGAACAATATCAACTTTACGTCTCAGACTTCCCCCTTCCAAAGCTATCGACTTAGCTCCCTTTATATTTACATCCACTGCTGGGAAATTCTTCGTTAAAATTGCTTCTGAGCGCGTGCGCAATTCGCCCACGATAGCTTCCATCGGCCGGGTATCAGTTGCATTGGTGTAAAAATTAGGTACTACACGCGGCGTTTCAGTCAAAACAGTAGCCTGTACTATTACAAGCATATCTACATCAGAATAGCCCTTGATATGAACATCAAGCCCCACTGAGCCTTGAAGGCGAGTATCAACTTTGAAATTTCCACTTTCCAAATCACCCGAAAGACTGGCTGCAACTCTCTCGCCTTCTTTGATGGAAATTTCTGTGTATTTTTTCTCAACGGCTGACATTGCGCCAATTGCGTACTTAACGCCGTCAGGCTCCTGTAGTGACTCAAACACCTCTCTTGACTTATACAACTCATTATTACTGGCAGTTCCTATTGCAGAGTCCATAGCTTCTGTAGCGTACGAGTACTCCGGCCCCTGCCGCCTTTGCTTAAGAGAACCGAGTCTTTTTGAAAAATCCATTATGCGACCTTCCTTTTCATTTCAATAACACCAAAGGTGTTGCGCCCTGCGTGATTAAAGTACCTACTTTTACCAAAAGTTAAATCTTTGTTCAGTTCTACCTCACAATAGCCTTTGTGATGACTTAATTCGTGAGAACTCTCAACTTCTGGATCATTGCTATAACTGTACGTTAGCAGCCACCCACCCAACGGACTATGACGCTTTGAAATAGTAGCTGTATAACTCCAACTCTGGCTTGTCTCTGTTTTGAGATGTATAAGTATCTGCTTCCAGTTTTGAGTAATGCCGATTTCTCCGTGCCAATTCCAACGAACGGCTCCAGACTCGTCTAGCGTTTTACCGAGGAACGCCCACTCACCACTGAGGTCAGGAATTTCAAGAATGTTGAATTTCCACGCCCAAGCGTTAACGAGAACATGAAGAACAAAATAAATCAGTCCAGTAGTAATTGTGGCCTTCCCGAACGCCTCCCAGCCCGTTAAGGAGTTTGCATAAGAAAAAAGCTGAGTTAACCCTCCAGCAACTAATATCGAGCCAACACCTAACCATCTCCCAATTGCGACCCTATCATGCCCAAATATTGCATAGTCATGCATTGTAGAACTCCTTTTCACATATCTTGAATAGCAGCGAAAGCCATCCTTTAGCCAGTATGGGGTAGTGATTTCTAAAAAATCAAAATATCAACCACTGGTTGTTGACTAAATTAAACTATTGGTTGATATTTGCTTCACTCTTCCACCACAGAGCGAGGCAACACCATGCACACCACAGCCACCCTGCACGTCCACCCGGCCGCTGCTAACCCCTCCCGCATCTTTGAAATCCGCCGCCTGGCACAAGACTGCGGCTGCGCCTTCATCGCGTCCAAACCCAAGCTTAAACAGCGCTCCGCACCAGCCCCTTTCGACCCAAACGGCGGAGGGCAAGCGGCATGAGAAAGTACAAACTCGACAACCGCACTCTGGCCCTGCTCAAGGCCCAGGTCAGCCTGACCGAAACCTTCAACCACCACCTGCGCGCCGACACGCAGCGCGAGGTTCTGGCCTTCCGCCTGAACGTCGAGCGCCGCAAAATCGACACGCACTTCACAGTTGAACTGGGCAGCGAACGCCACACGCTGACCCTAACCAACAGCAAGAAGATGCATCTCAAGCTTGCGGACTTCATTGAAGAGATAGTCAATGGGCCAACCACCCTTGCCGATCCTTCCTCTCTGCCGCACGCAGACCGCCGCTACGGTGTGTTCGGGACGGAACACAAGCAGCAGGTATTCGACCTGGTGCAAACCGGCGGCGCCCTGAGTCTCGATATGGGCTTCGAGCAACCGATCAACCTGGCAATCCACCGCAGCAAAACCCGCACTGGCATCACCACCATCATGAGCATCGGCGTCAGGAAGCCGCGCACCAAGTGCTTCACGGTGTACGGCAGTGACGTGGAGATCTATTCCATGGTGGCCGAGTCCATCACCCACCTGGCCGCCGTGGCGACTCCCGCCGCGCATGCAGCCTAGGAGGACGACATGGAACGTAGCCTTGAAAAAGCCGCCAAGTACTTCGGCCTCACCCGCCCCAAGCTGATCGCACTCATGCGTGCAAAGGGCTTGCTCAACGACCGCAACCTGCCGTCCTTTCCGGTGCGGGATCGCGAGTACCTGCGCGTAAAAGACAGCAACTGGTATCACGAGACCGCTGGCATGCAGTACAGCCAGTCGACAAAGGTCCGACAAGCCGGCATCCGCTGGCTCGCCGACCAACTGGGGCTCGAACTACCAGCCATCCCGGCAGACAACCGTGACGTGGCCTAGGGAGTACGCCCGCCAGATCGTCGCCATGGGCACACGCGAGGAGCGCAACGCCGCGCTCCTCGAAGTGCCGGAACATCTGCGGGAGCTGACCAAACGCCATTGCCTGAATGCCTGGAACCACCCTTCACGACTCAAACGCAAGGAGGCCGCAGCACATGAGCAACACCAGCCAGACACCGCTACGACTGCAACCCGCGCCGGATAGCGCGACCGTCGAGATGCTGCACCAACTCTTCGGTGACGTGCTTATTCCCCTGGAAAAGCTGCGCGTGCACTACTTCAAGAACCTCAACGAAAAGACCTTCACCGAGGCGGTCAACAGCGGCCGCATCCAACTGCCAGTGATCACCCTGGATCACAGCGTCAAGGCGTTGAGGTACGCACACATCAAGCACGTCGCAGCACTGATCGACGCTCGAGCCTACAAGGCCGACGAAGAAATGCCACGACCACAAAACGATTCAATCGAGCAAGGCCAGTAACCAAGGCGGCTGCCACCACCAGCCGACAAAACCACCAGGAGCACACCACATGACTGCAATACAAATCTGCGCATTGATAACCATCGTTTTCGCAGCCGCGATCCTCTATTGGGTCGGCTACAAAGGCGGCTTAACGGATGGGCGGGCAGAAGGGTTTGAAAAAGGCCACGCCCAGGGTTTCAGCGAAGGAATGGACGAGGGTGAGTCTGCAAGCTATACCGCGCTCGAAAATATCAGCGAGCGATGCCGGCGCCTGCAAACTATTTTGGATCTTCAACCACAAGACCGCCTAGCCCTGCTCTCCATCGCCGAAAAGCTCAAGCTCGCCGCCGACACCTTCCGAGCAGTCAAATCCGAGAGCCAGGCAACACAAGCACTAGCCCTGCGCGACAAAGCACTGAGCATGGCCGCTTTGATGGATCCGTTCGAGCTGGAGGGTGCGGCATGAACTGGATCCTCACCTCCACCGGTAAGCGGTTCGATCTGTTCGAGCCCGAAGCCGACATGATCGACCCACGAGACATCTCGCACTCGCTGGCCCACCTGTGCCGCTTCAACGGCCACACCCGCGAGTTCTACAGCGTGGCCCAACACAGCTGCATCGTGGCCGAGCTGGTGCCCGAAGAACACAAATTGGCAGCCTTGCTTCACGACGCCGCCGAGGCATACGTGGGCGACATGACTCGGCCGCTCAAGCAGTGGATTAGCGCGTACCAGCATTTCGAGGACTGCATTTGGTGGCGCATCTGCGAGCGGTTCGACATCGCTCCAGAACTCCCGGCGTGCATCTACAAGGCCGATTTGATTGCGCCCGCGACCGAACGCCGCGACCTCATGCCAACCGATCCAGCTATCTGGGATTGTCTGGTCGGCATCGAACCTATGGTTGAAACCATCCGCCCATGGTCTGCCGCCGAAGCCAGACTCACCTACCACCAGCGGCTGATGGACCAACTCACTATCGAACACCGAAGGAAAGCGGCATGAAGAACCCACAGGACAACATCAGCGCCATGCCCGCTTTGCTCCGCACAGCCAATGGTGGCGACACGCTAGAAACAAACAGTCTCTGCTGCGCAGCAGCAGGCATTACTGCTCCTCTCAGCACCACCGCCGAGGCACTTGTACCCCACGAAAAGCTGCGCGGGGCAGCGCTCGCTGATGCAACGCTAAACGCTCAGAAACGCCCGCTCGCGCAGCCTGTCGTGGGGTATACGACCCTTTCACTGCCCAAAGCCATAGAGGCTGAAATCTTCTCAGACGAAGAGCTGGCCGACCTTACAGGCTATAAACAGCGATCCCATCAACGGAAATGGCTTCGCGACCGCAACTGGGTCTTCATCGAGAGCCGTGGGGGCCGTCCGTTAGTTGGGCGCATGTACGCTCGCATGAAGCTTGGCATGACCAATCCAGCATTTACTGAACAGCTGCCACCGCCGACGCGGCCAGCTTGGACACCTGACTTCTCCAGGGTGAACTGAGATGCGCCCTCGAAATACAGAAAACAGGGACTTGCCACCCGGAATGGTGCGACGCAAGCGCCCTCGTAAGAACGGCAAAGTGTGGGTCGGGTACTACTACAGAGACTCGATGGGAAAAGAAATCTCGCTTGGCGGAGACTTGAGTAAAGCCAGATTGAAGTGGGCAGAGCTTGAGGCCAAGGAAAAGCCAGCTGATCTGACGATGATGAAGGGGATCTTTGATCGTTACGTCCGCGACGTCATCCCGAAAAAAGGAGAGCGTACCCAGAAAGATAACCTGGCCGAACTGAAACAGCTTCGCCCCACCTTCGACGGCGCTCCCATCGACTCGATCACCCCAGCAAACATCGCGGGGTATCGAGACGCACGCACTGCCAGGGTTAGGGCCAACCGGGAAATTGCCCTTCTCTCTCACGTGTTCAACATGGCACGCGAGTGGGGCCTTACGGAGCGAGAGAACCCGTGCCAAGGCATCAGAAAAAACAAAGAAGTGCCACGCGACTACTACGCCAACGCAGTGGTTTGGGATGCGGTTTATGGAATGGCAGGGCCGGAACTCAAGGAGGCCATGGATTTGGCCTACCTGACCGGCCAGAGGCCCGCCGATGTGATCATCATGCGTAGCGACGACACCGAGGGAGACTACTTCCTGGTTACCCAGGGTAAGACCGGGCAAAAACTTAGGATTCTGATGCGGGCAGAAACCGGAGAAAACAGCCTCGGGAAATTGGTTAGAGAGATAACCGAAAGAAATGCACACCACTCTTCCAAGTACCTACTGATCAATAAATACGGAAAAAGGATGACGAAAGGCATGTTGCGCTTGCGCTGGGACAAGGCGCGAGAGAAAGCGCAACAGAATGCGTTGGAACAGGGCGACCCTATGCTCGCCGCGAAGATTGGCGGGTTTCAGTTTCGAGACATTCGGCCCAAGGCAGCATCAGAAATCATCGACATTGGCGACGCGAGTCTGCTGCTGGGGCACAGTAAGCAGGAGATCACCAAACGGGTGTACAGGAGGATTGGAGCCACCGCCAAGCCCTCCAAATAG